TCATGGTGTATCCCCCTGAATGACCTTGACCGGAACCGAAGAGATCTCCCCGCAGATCCGATCAACCATGGACGCAAGGAAATTGAGGTGGACAGGCGTAAACGCCATACCATCTGGGGAGAGCAGACGACCGTCATGACACATCCAGCCGCGCCACGCATTACCGGGTAACGCAAACGGTACCAGTGCTGTTTCCCCAGAACCGACACGACGACGGTATTCCTTATCCCACATGCGGGCTTTGTCGATCGTCCAGTTAAGCGGGTAGAGATCGCCAGGAGTAAAGGTTTTGCCTTCAGGAGAAATCAATTTGTTACGTAGTAACATCCAGTTTTTCCACTCTTTACCGGGTAGTTCATAGCCCGTCAGGATACGAAGAAGCCGGAACGCGGCATACGGCATGTGAACCAAGCCGCGTTCCCAGTACTGGACAGTACGCAGTGAAACCCGAAGCATATCGGCAACCTGTTGCCGCGTAAGACCCGCCAGCAGCCTTGTTTCACGGATGGTGTCATAGTTCACAGGCTTGTACGGCTTGCGTTTGTAGTGGCGTTTACGCATGGCCATCCCCCTTGTGAAACTTGAGGCGGAAACGATGAAAACCCGATTTACGCGGTGGTCGAATATCAAGAGACGTAATGCACCAGATGTTGTGAGAATCCTTGAATCCCTTGATCCGACCTTCAGACAGCAATCGCCGAACACGCTGGGGAGTGATTCCATGAAAATTCGCAACATCCTGAACGGTGAAATATGAAATTTGAATATGCATCTAACCCCCCGAAATCCGTTGAAAATATGCTGTTTGAATAATTTCAAGGCTAAAAACCTGAAAACCCAGTCTGGGAGCGGGTTTGGAGTGCTTTAAAACCGGAGAAAAATGGACAGAATTGGCAGTAACTTTACGTGTTACTGGCACGTAAAGTTTTTTCTCAATCGCTGTCCCGGTTAACGAAGTTCTCCAGGGAACCATACTCAAGTTTGATTTCAAGCATGGCCAGCCGACACGGCAACCACAGGAAGAAATTGATCCAAAACTGCTTGAAACCAAGTCGTTCCATAGCCTTGATGAGCCAGGATGAAAAGGAACTGTTGATAAGCGCACAGAACAGGCCGCCATAGCGGTTTTTTTGATTTGACATAATGCATTTCCTCCTTTGTTTTCGTACCGGCGGCACGAGCATTGTATTTCGTATAATGTATATTATGTTAAATAGAAGATGCAGAGAACGAAGGAAGAAATTCAGAAGGAAGGCAGATTACATCGCTGATCTAATCTATAGATTGCTGACCCCTTTCGGACCATTAAGGCTCGCGTGCTGACAGTACCAGCACTTTTTGATACCCGCCACGCGCGGGTATTTTTTTGTCCGGAGAAAAATAAAAATGGATGATCTGATATACGGTATTAGCGTTGAAGTATTACAGGAAATCACAGGTGAAGAGCTGCGAGTGATCAAACAATGGAAGAAAGGCACGAGAAAGCCATCAGAATCGGCAATAAGGCTGATAAATCTATTTGTGCATGGCAAGGCATGTGCATTATTAGGAAATAGCTGGAATGGCTTCTATTTCAGAAATGGAAAATTATTTGTTCCTGAATGGCGTAATGGATTCTCGGCCGGGGAAATACGCACCCTGTTCTTTCGGTGTCAGCTGGTTGTGTATCTGGAAAGTGAGATCAGATTATTAAAGGCAGAGCTGGAGCGCAGAAACCTTGACATCGAAGAGTTGGAAATAAAGGCAGACTTCTACAGGCGGCAAATCAGCACAGAGAGCAAGTTCGGGATGATGCTGGAAAGATGCTTCGGGGTTATGTAGGAATACGGGGGGTGTGATAGCGCGTCAGGTCAGGCGTTACGGTGAGACCCGCGACGAAAAATCTGCGTTGCGCCGGTACCCTAAAACCAACACCGGGTCCGGCGGCCTCGATATTTTCTGCTGGACAAATGAGAACCGCCAGAGGGCGAACCAACTGGCGGCTATGATCATCATTTTTGAATCGGGCAATGGAGGTACAAATCACCCGGATATGGTATCGGCGGCAATCCGCAGGACTTTAGACTTTTGTCTCTTGACCAGGCCAACCGCTCGACACTGCCTTGCGGCAGGTCTCCGGAGGGACGACAAGGCGCTCCGCGCTCTTGCCGTAGCAGATGCATTTGGCTTGCGTTGCCACGCAAGCCCCTACTTTAGACCAATCAATCTGATCAGATACAAGGGCAAGAGTAACGGGACGGGCAACAGTTGTGACGGTTGTTACTGGGGCCGATGTTAATTTTTGCTGGGATAAATGAGGGTCATCCGTCTTTTGTTCATCCTTGACAACTTTTGGAGATTCTGATGATTTTGAATCAAGGAAACGATCCTTGAAGGTGAAACCCGTATAGATAAGTGCGAAGAAAGCAATCGGTACAACGTAAGCCATGAGAGGTTTACGACGTTTCTGCGTAATATGCATGCTAGCTGATCTGTAGAGTCCGTAAGCTTCTTTCGGTAGCTCGTAACGCTGTGATACTGCCTTGAGTTTGCTACTTGTGGCCCTGACTGTTGCGCAGTATTCAGGCCATTCGTAACGCTTCCTGCCATGCCAGTCTGAAAGCATATGAATGTGCTTATCGACTACTGCCAGCACATTCTTATGTATCAACTGAGGTGCCTGAGTAATCAGGACAAATTCCAACCCGTGATGGCGATGTTTGGTTAAGTATTTGATGTCTTCTCCGGGCTCCCTGGAACCAGAGGCTGGCCAAAGATACTGAACCTCATCAATTACGATAAGTGCACCCTCAGTAATGTTCTGCAACCGCGAGGGTTTTTCATCGTCAGGAATCGGAATACCAGATGGGTTTTCAACCTCGACAAGTTCCCTGTCAGCCCATCTTTTCACCTGGCTATAACTCAGGGAAATTGCCGGGAGTTTGAGTTCAGGAATCCCGGCGGTGTAAACAACTCTATCGGCTTCAACAGCGGGCTTGATGATGTTCCAGACAGCAAAAATTGTTTTACCCGCACCCGGTGCGGCAGTAATTAAAGTAATGCTCATTTGTTGAGAACACCAAGTGTTTTACGCTGTACCTGAAAAGCAACCCGAAAAGTGATAGCGGCTGTAACGATACCAAGGCACTGACCAAGGCCAGCAAGGTTAGCAAGATTCGCAACGGAAGATGGCAACCCGAAGTATTGAGTTTGCATGTAAGTCAGTGCAGCACCTACGCTGACCGTGAGGCCCGCATAGCTGATAACCCCGATACCCAGCGATGTAAGTACACGTACAGCAAGCGGCCCGGCAGCAGCTTCGAGAAATGCGCCCAGCGGGATAAGTATGTTCATGTTGTTAATCTCATCAAAATATTAAAAGCATGTTCTTCTGCTAGTCGTAAGTGGTAGTTAAGTGCCAGCGCGAGATATGCCGGCAACAATAAACATCGCGGCAACAGATGCAAAAAGCACAAAGATCGGCCGCAACTGCACAGCTGTATCACAGGCTGGTTGCCAACTGACAGGAAAAGTCACGCCCTGAACGGTAAGTATTTCATCCGGCGGACATGTCCCCTCCCCCCAGGATTCCGGAGTCTGCAAATTAAACTCTGGTTGTTCTTCTTCAAGTTGAGCTGGCGGAACATCATCAAACGATACGGTAGTTTCATCGGTGCCAGTTTTGGGCGGCGAGTTATCAGAGGTTGAAGTCTGAGTGTTGGTGATTTCGTTGTTTTCGTTGTAAGTCGTGATCGTGGTAACTTCGGTCACGTTATAAGTAACGTTATTGGTTGTGCTGGTATCTTCGACCTTGACAGATGTGGTTGCAACTTGTGTGCCGGTGATGTTGCCCTGGGCATCTTTGGTTTGTGTGGATGTCTGGGCAATCTGCTGGATTACGGGGGCAGATTGGGTTGAGGCCAAAACCGGGACGGGGGCATCAGAGTTATAGAGGGCTTCGGCGGTTTGTTGGGGTTGGGCATTGAGCTTGGTTTCAGCGTCTGTCCAGTGCGTTTCAGTAACAGGCACGGGGGCATTGTTGTGTACGCACTCGTTGCCAACTTTGGTATATCCAGTAAAGCAATTTCCACTGTTGACTTTGACGATTGAGTAATTAGGGGGCGCTGTTTCTGTTGGCGGATTGTTAGTCTTGTCGGAGTAGATGCAATAAGAGGTACCGCCAGAGACTTCTACACGTAAGAACGTCAGATTATTCGGGGCGAAATGGACTGCCGCGCGGTAATCAAAACTTTTACAAAGAAGGTCTGCTGTAACGTGAGTCAAGCTAACATAAAACGGATGACGCCAGTAACCCGTTTCGGTGGTTACTGGGTAACCAGCCGGCATATCAGGGGCATATTCAATCTCACCCGATTGGGAATTTCGGCAGATATCAGTAAGGTCACAAACGGTATCATAGAGAGCAATTGCGGTACCAATTGCCGGTAGAGTTTTTAGAAACCGGGTTGCGGCTTTTCCGACTTTTGAGGGTTCAACCGGAAAGGTTTTTTCAACCGGGACGAGAAATTGACCTTTTGAGGTGTTGACGGGGATATCTTTGGATATGCCGGCATTGGGATATGCGAGCGAGGTTCCACCGCCGGGGCGTTGTATATGTACCTCACCATCAATGACTTTAACGTTCGGATACGGATCGTGAAATTCGTAGGCGGAGACGACGGGAACGTAGAAAACGCCGAGTATGGCGCAGACGATCAGCTTCCGAACAGTATCCATGTCGATCCCAATATAGCGAGCAAAACATAAAGAGCGTTTGGATCATCAAACATAATCAACTCCTGATAACTTCAGCGACTTTTTTAGCCATGTAAGCAACAACCCAAGCGCCCGCGATAAGCCAGGCTGCATCAATAGCATCATGCATTTGTGCGTTAGGGTCACAAGCGATCTGTTGCGGTATGTAATCAGTGCTTACTGGTACGGGTATTAAGCCAGTATTCGTACGTGTGATAACGATCTTGTCGGTAGACGGGACACACCGGATTGTGTATGCCCCGTCCGGGGAAACAGTCGGGCAATTACCGGCAATCTCTTGATGGAGGTCAAGAGTTGTGGAATAGCATTTGCCTTGGTAGTAATTGCCCATTTGATCAGCCTCTTAGAATACTCTGGTGATCCATTTCCAAACTTTGATGCCAACAACGATGGTAATTACCAAAGCGCCAGCAGCAGCAATATCAGCTTTAGCCGCTGTAATAGCCGTTGTCACATCTTCGGGCAAATCGGCACGTGCAGATGCGGCGAAAAGTACCAGCGGGGATGCGTAAGCAGCATTGGTCAGGCGCTGTTTAAAGTTTTTCATTTGTTACTCCTATTTAAAGTTAAAGAAAGGCGGCATGCGTAATACACACCCCCCAACCCCGCAGGCTGGGGGCTGGGTACTACCGGGCAGGAGATGCAGCAGCCGGGACGGGTCGAAGAGCATTGATCACCGTCTTGGGGCCTTTATTGCTGGATAAGGTCAGAAACTCGACTTCGCAAACCAGTGGGAAATCGTGATTCATTAAGGCTTTGGCTTCTTTGGATGATGCGAGCGGATAAGCTGTAGTCGAAGACCCTTTGGCAGTGCCTTTTCTGAAATCAAGCAGATGTTCGATAAACACCTTGCCTGAATCAATATGTTTTCCATCATCAAGGGTTCCGTCAAAAAACGTGATTCCGGTCACTTTTACTTTTTCAATTGCCATTTGTTTTTCCTTACGCCTGTTGAATGCCTGTTCCGGATGTGGCGGATAAACCCGGGGCAGAAAATTAACCGTAGTTCTGGATGTACCAGTCGGGAGCCGTGAGTGGCTTGAGTTCTACAACGCGAACCCTTGAGGGAAGATGGTGAACGTTGTTCGGGATGGAGATATCAACGCCGTAGGCGAGTAATTCAGTGCGGTGACGATAGCGAGTAGCCCTACTGATATCTAACGGAAGCCCTAATTTCCAACTGGCATAAGTCGATCGAAGATGCTTCGGAAGATCGTTAAAGTTTTCGTATTTCATGTCCTCTAACCTCTGAAGTTGTGTGCGGTCGGCGTATATCTGATTGAGATTGTCTTGTGTGATTGCGCCTAGATAAGCAAGGTTGTTTTGTAAAAGGAAGCGGGATTTAAGGGTGAATTCTTCCCGAAGAATGCCTTCGGTTTTGCAGTAGTCGATGACGTCATCAGAGACGTGTGAGCCGGATTTCTTGGAACGATGCTTTTCCAGTTCTTGATATTTGGCGTAGAGCTTGCCGTAGACGTATTTAGACCCCCTGCCGTATTCAACCGTCCCGGAATCAGGAGACAGTGAACCTTTTTGACGGCCAACATGCTGGCCTGCCATGTGGCAAAGGACGGCATGCATGGATTCTTTGGAGCCAGTGCTGTAATTACAGGTCAGATCGATGCGGGAGACACGAGCGCCTGACCATGACCAGCCGGTATCAGCGAATTTATAGAGCTTGCCGGATGTGAACGGCGGCAGACCCAGAAGCGACAGCAGATCGTTAATGCGGGCAATCGTTGTCGGCCAATCATATCCAAAAAGATTGTCACGACGGCCATAGCGGGAAATGTTACCGGTGAATTCAACCGTATTGCCATCGCAGCGAACCTGAACGCGGGAATCATACGAACCTTCAATGATGCAGCGCACATCGGTTGAATATTCGATCTCACCATCCGCATCAACTTTGAGAACTTTTCCATCATTCAGAACCGGCAGACCCCCGCCAAAATACTCCTGACGGATGGTCACGTAGTCGATGAAAACCGGGGAAGTTTCCATGGCTAAAATGAGCAAAAAGTCTCACCGGTGAGACTAACTTTACGTGTTACTGGCACGTAAAGTATTTTTTGCCCTTCGCTTCCCCTTCCCTCACTCCTCGCTGGCGCTCGTCGTTCGGTCTGGTTGCGCTCGGTTTGATAGTAGAAATCGAGAACGGTTAGAAGGTTGAAAATCTGGCCGGGTGGCAGCGAACTGGTGTCGTCGAGTGCGGAGAGATAGCAGCGGGCGGCGAAGTGGTTGCCGGGTTTGGTGATATTGCGGAGTAGAAAGCCAAAAATACTGTACTGCAATGACAATTGATTAAGTGCCGGATATGGCGTAATACCTGATTCTGTAAGCAT